CTTTTTTGATTGCAACCACAATTGTCTCCACATCCAGATGATTCTTTTTCATCACCTTTAACATCAGTTATTTCTTTCAACAACTCTGTGTTTGATTTAATAGCTAATGTGTATGTGTCTTGGTTTGCACCAACTAGTACTGGAGAGACTTCGTATACAGTAAGGTCTTTAAGGTATCTAGCGTTAGTTTCTTCGCCACCTTTGTCGTTTGCCTTACCAAAATCTGAATCGTTAACTTTATAGCCGAATGACCATTGTTGCATATCGCCCATATTCTTAACTAGGTTGTAAGCTTCTTTACCAGACTCGGTGTCCATAAAGAACTCACCTTTAAACACTGCTTTATCATCGTCTTGAGCAATTGTTCCTTTTCCAATAGGCATATCCCATTTGTGAGACCATACCATTGGAACTTGGTTATTTTTAAAACCCGATTTGACAGCTCCCGGCATAACAACATCCCCATCACTGTCAAGGGAATTGAATATACTGAAAACTGCTTCTACTTGACCAGAGTCATCTTTTAACTCTATGTCGATATTTTTAGATTCGTTATTCATACATCCTTCAATCTTAAATTGTACAATAGATTATTCAGATGTGCGTTTTAACTATTATATGATACGATTTCGGATTTTAGTTTTTTATTGTCTAAAGTCTGATATTATTCTTAGCTTTGAAATTGGCATAGTGACTTTTCTATCAGTCTTTTTATGGTCGCCATTTTCTAATCTAGCCCATACTTCCATTGTGGCTTCATCATCATTTACTGATGTTACAATACCATGCACAACTGAAGGTGGGTCTGGTTCTTTGTTGATTGACCAGCTTACAGCTTGACCTACTCTTACTGATTCTGCTTTGTTACCAGATTTTTTTGATGACAATGGATGTGAGCTAGGCAACAAGTCTTGGTCATAAGGTTTTCTTCTGAACTTACCTGTTCTCAATGCTCTTAAAAAGCCATTAACTCTAGCCATTGCCCATTGCTCTGCTGAACTCACATTACCTCTTACTGAACCCGGATTAGTTCTATAAGCACCTATTCCTCTGTTATATACCGCAATTAGCATACGAAGTGTTGCTCTATGAGTAGGATTATTTTTATTATGGTCTTCTACTTTTCTAGTAAGACCTGCTCTAGCTTGGTCAGATATTGCTTTTAATAAATATTCCTCTGCTATATCAAGAGATTTTTTTCTTCTCTCTCTAATAACTTTTTTGTAATCATTTACAACAGACTTCATTTGTGAAACTCCACCAGCTGTTACTCCGCCCCACTTCATAACTGCAATAATGCCGTTAAGTCTATTATTTTTCTTATGACGATTCATAAAGCGTTCTCTTCTCTTAACCCAGTTAAGAACTGATTCGCTTCTATCTCCACCTTTATACGCTGTCCATCTATTAAAAGCGTCATTACCAGTAAATGAAGTAGGAGGGTTACCGCCGGTACCTGCTCTTCTCCAAATCTCTGGCCAGTTCTCTTTTAAATCTTTAACATACGCGTAGCTTGGAAACTGTGAGTGTTGCGAGTTAGATAAACTTATCTTTTGATTATCACCACTCTTTGGAAAGTTAGTTATTTTCTTTGGAGCTTTTTCTTCTGGACTGTGTAATTTATCACCTTTTTCGTACATTGCTTCTGCTTCTTCTAGGGATACTTTAAGTTCTTCTATATCTCCGTCTTTTTTAGGTTTGTAGACTGCGTCTAAATAATCTTGATGTGTAGCGCAAGCCATATAAAATTTATCTCCGTCTACTTCAATGTAATGTGTACCTTCACAACCTAATTCTTTAGCTCTCTCTTGTGCTTCTTCAATAGTTGTGTAAGTATCTTTCATCAAAGCAGCTGGTTCTTTTTTATTATTTAAAAAGTTTTCTGCTTCTGCTCTTGTATCAAAGCATTTTATTATTTCTCCATCTTCATGGCTTATAACACAGAAAGCACCATTAGGCATTTCTGCAATATACTTTTCTTCACTTAAGTATGTTGGTGTTCTAAGGACTTCATCTTCTCTTTCAACTTCGGGTGGTAAATCAATAGTTGTCAATTTATTCTCATCATCATTGTTTGCCGGTACAGATTCGTTAGGATTGTCATTAAGAAGTGGAGAACCATCTTCTGTAACTTGAATCATGTTAAGTGGTCTTAGATAAACATCGTGTCTATCATCAGCTTCAAGTCCTACTACTTTCCTAGCTTCGCCAATTGTTACCCAACCTCCTTGTACTGCAGTATTCATGCGTTTATAGAGATTGTCTTTGTCAACGGCTAAAGCTCTAACATTGTCGATATCATATTCAACATATTGATTATCGCCTCCGCCAAACTCTGGTCGTAACAATTGATGAGTCAAATCTTGCGCAACCATTGTCCACATTGGAACCATTTTTGACTCTGTAAAGAACTCTCTAAGTTCTTTTGTATTTGAGTATGTCGCCGAATCCAATCCAGCTCCGAGGCCGGCGAGGACTGCTGGAACGCCAAGAACTGCTGACACTCTTTCTTCTGGAATTCTTCTCAATTCAGCTAACTTCATTTGGTCTGGAGAGAACGATACTATTTCAACATTCATAGAACCAGATAAAACCATAGGCGCACCTCTGTTCTTACCACCAAACTTCTGCTTATACATTTCTGCAATAGCTTCAGCTTCTTCTCTCGTTGGACCACCCATTGCATCATCCCTTGGAGATAAAATAACTCCAGGAACTGCCATGTTGTGTAATAAAGCTGCTGTATATTGTCCAGCTGCTTCATCACCTGCTATCTCTCTTAGAACGCCTCTAAGTGGAGCTAGACCACGCCTCATATCGTTAGGGTCGACATTTTGGCGTAAATGAACCATATCTTTCTTTTCTATTTTTACTGCATCTTCTCCATGAACACCGCCCTGTGGTTGATACATAAAATGAGTAATTAATTCGTTTTCGTTACCTTTAGCTTCAACTAAGTGAGGCATTAAAGGAACAAGCTCTACAACTTGTCCTCTAGCGTTTCTATTTTTATAAATAAAGGCATCGCCTGCTGCATTAAGAGATGTAACAATGTAATTAGCAAGCAACTGTTGAGTCATGTAAGGATTAGGTCTTCTTATTAATCTAGCAAGTTGATGGTTCATATCTCTTTGATAATCACCTTCTGAATTTCTAGAACTAACGAAAATTCCAGGTTCCGCAAAAGCTGTTGCTAAAACATTGAGACATGCGATTACAGCTGAATTACCAGTTCCGTCACCAACCTCAGCTAATTTTTTATGGTCAAAGTATCCAGATGATGTGTTATATCCAAATACTGCTTGATTTAAGTATGAATATTCTGTTTGGTTTACAATTAAACCTTTTTGTTCGGTTTCTCTTCTAACTCTTGCATCAGTTGGTGCATTTAACCAATCTAACGCTTTAGAAAACCTTGACTTATCTTCAGCCATTAATATGCGCTCCAGCTTCTTTTTTCTTGCAACATTTGAACGCCATAAGAAAGAGTATCGATGATGTCATCATGCGCTCCAGCTGGAAAGGTCATTATTTCTCTCTCCATCTCTGGTAGCCAGTGTGTATCCCTAAGCAAGAAAACATCTCCAGACTCCATTCTGGCTGACAAAGGGAGTGCGCGGGTAACTTTGTCTTTATCCGTTTTAAGGTTCTTAACTCTAATACCAGACCGTTGCGCCATCTGGATAATAGCAGTTTGAAAACCTTGGCGTTCTATACCTACATATTGTAGCTTATTTTTATCCATAGCGCGTTTTATTGCTGGAATGATGTCTGGTCCTTCTAATTTTTGTCTAACCAT